TCCATTTGCGGACTTGCGCAACGCGGACCTGCATGGTGCGGACCTGCATGAGGCGGACCTGCATGGTGCGAACCTGCGCAACGCGGACCTGCATGAGGCGGACCTGCATGAGGCGGACCTGCGCAACGCGGACCTGCGGGGTGCGGACCTGCATGAGGCGGACCTGCATGGTGCGAACCTGCGCAACGCGGACCTGCAGGGCGCGGACCTGTGCAACGCGAACCTGCATGGCGCGGACCTGCGGGGCGCGGACCTGCAGGGCGCGGACCTGTGCAACGCGAACCTGCATGGCGCGGCCGACATTGTTTGTGCGGGCTATGATGCGCGTGGCTTCCGATTTATCGGTCATGGGCAGGTCGACGGCGGTTTCCGCATATCGGCTGGATGCCGCTGGTTTACTGAGGAGGAGGCGCGCGCGCACTGGAAAGCAAAAAACAATCTTGACGCACAATTGCGCATCGCAGTAATCTCAAATTTCTTCGAAACGAAAGGCAAGTAACATGAGCAGCGAAATGGAAATCTACACGATTCACATCCCCGTGGTCTTTGCGGCGCGCAATAAGGTGTGGCGCGAAGATGTGCTGCGCATCGCGGACGGATATTCGCATCTCGGTCAGATCAGTGGCGCGTGGCGTGACCCTGCGACTGGCCGCGACTACATCGAACCGATGGACCGCTACGAGATCGCAGCCACGCCGAAATGCATGGCCAATGTGCTTCGCGCCACGGCGGCCGCATTCCCGGATGAAGTGTGCTTCTACGTGGTGCTGCGTGGCAAGCCATACTTCATCCACCCAGCGCGGCTGGAAACGGACGTTGCGGCGATGAATGGCAATGTCGCGCCGCGCCATCAGATCAGCCACCCGGGCACGGGTGCAACGCACCTGCTCCATGGTGAGCATGGCGTTCGGGTGTTGGCGCGCCACCGCGTTAACGGTTGAACAGGGGAACAATGCAATGCCGAAATTGCCATCCATGGAACGCCGCCATTTCGAATTGATCGCAGCGGTGCTGAACGAGGCCGGTTCGCATATGCCGATAGATATGGCGGGGCGGGAGTATATCGCGCGCCGCTTCGCCGACACGTTGGCCAAATGCAATTCTGGTTTCAACCGTGAGCGCTTCCTAAAAGCGTGTGGGGTGGCGTCGTGAAGGCGGCGGCGATCAGCGCGGCCTAACAAATTCAACCCCGGAAAGGAAACTGACACATGACGCAATTCATTACGTGGCCGTATGTTCTCCGCAAGGGCCATTCGGACAACCCCGCCGAAGGCGCATGCGCCATGGATGCGGTAAACTGGCTTGTGCATGGCAAGCATGGTGACGCGCCGGAGTGTGCGTGCCCACTGATTGCTCGCTTTGTCATTGGCGGCAACGACGCCATGCCTGACGATGTGCGCCAGCGGCTGCTCACTTATCTGCCGCGCATCGCGGGCAGCCGCAGCGAGGAACACGAGGCCGCGCGGCTTCGTGTGCTGGTGCTCGGTGCGGTGCGCGTGTTTGCGTCGCGTGCACTCGGCGCGGCTGGTTTGACGGAACCCGCCGCACACCTTCGCACTTTGCCAGACGATGCCAGTTATTCCGGCCTACGGGATGCGGCGGATGCGGCGATGTGGGCGGCGGATGCGGCGACGGGGGTGGCGGATGCAGCGGCGAGGGCGGCGGCGGATGCAGCGGCGAGGGCGGCGGCGGATGCGATGGCGTGGGCGGCGGTGGATGCGACGGCGAGGGCGGCGACGGCGTGGGCGGCGAGGGCGGCGACGGCGTGGGCGGCGGATGCAGCGGCGAGGGCGGCGGGGGCGGCGAGGGCGGCACGGACGGCGGAGAGGGCGGCGACGTGGGCGGCGGCGAGGGCGGCGGCGAGGGCGGCGACGTGGTCGGCGACGTGGGATGACTACTTCCTCGTGCTCGATGCCGTGCTGGCCGCCGGACCGCAGGGCGAGCCATGGGGTGCTGACGCAATCGAGCGCGGCACAACGGCCTACACCAAGGCGGGCGGGTTGCTCATTCCGGCTTGATTTTGTGTTGGATGCTGCTGCGGCGGCATCCTTCATGAGACCAAGCACGAAAGGAAACACGATGGCACAGATCACAATGGACCGCCGGCAACGCTTCCTGAAAGCGTGTGGGGTGGCACCATGAGGGCGGCGCCGCAGCGTGGCCACGAATGGCGGGGAGCAATCCCCGCAGCCGCGCCAGAATATCCCCTCACGGCTGGCGCGCTGGTCTACTATGAGACGCTGCACAATGGCTTGTGTGCGTGCCGCGTGGTTGATGTCCACAATGCTTCGGGCTCGGCACCGCCGCGCGTGCATCTGGCTGTGACCGCGCGGAGCCACCCGCTTTACGACCTGGGCGATCCCATTCACATCGAAGCGCTGCGCTATGTCCTGCCACGCGACAAAGCGCTATACTTCCGTCGCGGCCGCGCGACCTGCGTGCGTCCGTTCCACTGGCTTATAGGAAACGAGGTGAAACAATAATGCCGACACTCATAGACGCGCCGATGCTCTCGGCGCTGGTGCAGCGCTACCCTTTCAGCCCGCAATCGTGGCAGGGGAAATGCATCACGATCACGCAAGGCAATCGCTCTCTGACCGGAACTATCCTGTTGGCGGTGCTCGGCCAGACGCCGCCGGGTCCGCCCGCGTTCGGCACTGGCGCGGTGATCGACGCAGATGGCGTGGTGCATTGCGATTTCCTGCGTCCAGCCATTGGCGATCAGCCCTCGGTGCTGGTGACCGGCCAAACGATCAACACAATCGAGGCAGTGACCGAGGCATTCCGCCGCGTCGCCGACACGCTCAAGCTCCCTGACGACGAGCGGGAAAAACTGTTCCTATACTTGCGCGGCTGGATCAAGAGGGACTTCCGCGCCAAGCCTGCAATGATCGGTGAAAGGACCCGCCATGACCCCAAGTGAAATGTTTGGAAAGGAATTTTCAATGGAAACCGCTGATACTGCCGCGTTCGATGCACTCATGAAACATCAGCAGGAGCACGGCACACGGCCCGATGCCGATGCGGTGGCCGAGCGGATCGCGGCGGCGCATGAGCGGCGCAAGCTCCTCGCGGTGCGCGTCCGGCGCCTGCTGACGGCCAGGGTGCCCGCGCCGAACACGATCAGCACCACCACGCTCGCCGACGCGCTGCTGGCGCTACCAAGCTCGGGGAAGCTGACCGACGCGCAGGCGAAAGCCCGGGTGACCATGTTCGCCGACCTCAAGACCATGGCCTCGGGCGAATTGTCCGACTGCGCATCCAAAGGCCTGCCGCGCCAGCACCGCATGTTCCTGGGCAAGGCCACGCGGCCATGGCTCTGGCAGGCGCCTGCGGTGATCGACACTATTGTGGAGCCGCCTGCTCCTCTGGCATGAACCATTGGCCGTCTGCCGTATAGGGCCGGAGCTTCTTGCGCCCAGCGCTTCGCAGTTTCCCACTCTGGAACGCGATGCGCTGGGCGTAATGTTCTGGGTCTTCGCCCGGGTGCCGCGGGTGGATCATCTGGCACAGCACCGCAGTTGTCACGCTCCGTGCCGCACCGATCGCCTTCAATGCCACCAGCGCCGCGCCGACCGTGGTAGGTGCATGGGGCTCCTCGTCCTGCTGCTCGGCGACCACCTCGGCGCGCGGCCGCGGCGTGAACACCAGCGACGGGCCGACCGTGGCGCCCATCAGGAACACCGGCGGGGGCTCCGGGGCATCCTTCTGCTTCTCCACGGTCACCTTGGCCGAGAGCTTCCCCAGCGCCTCGACCTCGATGAACGTGTCCATGTTGGCGGGATAGATCGTGCCACCCCGCGCGCCGCGGGTCTTGTCATGACCGCTGTGATGGATGCTGAGAACGTGCGCGCCACTGTGCCCCGCCAAGTCCTTCATAAACTGGATGTAGGTGCCGGCGTCCTTCACCTCGTCCAGGCCCGCCATGGACTGCGACACGGTGTCATTGATCACGAGCACGAGCGGCAGCCCGCAGTCGTCGGCCTCGGCCCGCAGGTCTTGCATGTAGGCCTCACAATCCTCGGGGCTGTTCAGGCGCGGCGCCAGGCCGACACGGAAGCCCGGCAGGTCAGCGTCAGCGCCCATGCCATGCGCGAGGCACCATGCGCGCCGCCGGGCCTGGGCGATGCCGTGGAGGCCCTCCAGGGCGCCGTAGACCACCAAGCCCGGCTTGGATGGCTTGATGCCCCACACGGGCTGCCCCGTGGCCACGGCCAGTGCCAGGTCGAGGGCGATGAAGCTCTTGTAGGTGCCCCAGCCGCCAACCATGAGGCTCGTCTGCCCCAGCGCCAGCCAGCCCGGCACCAGCCATTCCGGCGGCGGCAACAGGTTCATCTGGGCTACGGTCAGAAAGCGGGATTTGCGCGGGGGCGCCGCGGGCAGGAGCTTCGCCGCGTTGGGGAACGCCTCGGACGCCGCCGGCACCGCGCTCGAGGCCGGCGCGTTCTGCATGTATTTGACGGCGCGCGCGAGCGGAGCCCCCTCAAATTCCTCGCGCTCCCAGGGCGGGATGCACGCGGCATTCCAGGGCGCGATGACTTCGAACATCCGCTCGGCGCTGATGCCAAGCTCGAGCATTTCGCAGCACAACTGGATGGTCCGGTAACGCCCGCCACCTGCCGCCTCGACTGCCACGTCACCGCAGGCAATCAGTTGCCGCAGCCGCGTCGCCGCGCGCGAGAGGGCCGCTGGCGTGTCCAGGTCCACATCCGCGGCAACCCTGGCCACGGGCGCGCTGGTGGCAATGCGCTCGGCCACCCATGCCGGAAGCTCGGCGAGCGGCACCGCCTGGGCGACGAGGTAGGGCCGCCCCTCAAAGGTGCTCGGGGGCGCCAGCACATAGCCACCCTCCCCGCGCGTGTCGATGTGCGCGGCGAGTTTGCTGGCGCTGTTGGTCAGCTTGCCACGATAGTAGAGGTGGTGCCCCCCGCTCGGCGTCTCGACCAGATAGGTGTCCGGCGCGCCGTTCTCCGCGGCCAGGGTGTTCCAATTGTCGCGCCCCTCAGCGCCATCCAGGTCCACCACGGCGATGCCGCGCATGCCCACGGCCAGCCCGATGTTATAGTTCGGGTTCTCGCGCCACCAGCCCCGGACGATGCCCAGGTCAGTCGTTGCGTCCAGGTATCCATTGGCGCACGCCGGCCGCTTCCCGTCAGGGATGCAGGGGAAGACCGGATTGCCTTGGGATGCCAGTTTTATTGCGGCGTCAGCTAACGTGCTCATTTGCGCCTGTTGACTTTCGTTTGCGGATCAGTGTATAACTCAGTCGAAGGCAAATGGTCAAGCGAATGATCTTAGAATACATCAAGGCAACCCGGTCGTTCATCATCCAAGTCCCACGGGCACAGAGCGATCTGGTGCAGCGGCTGATGACGGAGCACGGCCTGGACTTCTCGCAGCCTGCCAGCACCCCCGAGATGGCGGTGCTCTACACGCAGGAACCGTATGCGGCGTGCGCCTTTGGGCAGTATGCCACGCCGCGCGCCCGGGAGGCGCTAGGTGGTCTCCTCGAGATCATCGAGACCTCCCGGGCGCAAACTTCCAACATAAGTATCGCGCTCCCGCCTGACAAGGAACTGTGGGACTTCCAGAAGGCGAACCTCGCCTACATCTTGCCACGCGAGCACAGCCTAGTGGCGGACGAGCCGGGGCTCGGCAAGACCCCCACGGCCATCGCGTTCGCCAACGAGATCAAGGCCAACGACGTGCTGGTGCTCTGCCCCGCCAACATCCGCTTCCAGTGGGCGCGCAAGATTAGCGAGTGGTCGACCATGACCTGGCCCTACTATTGCCACGTCATCACGAACGGCAAGCGGGGCGTCCACCCCACGCAGACAGGAAAACCCGGATGGAATATCGTCAGCTACGATTTGGCCCGCACTCCCGCCATTGGCGCAGCGCTCGCGCAAGGGCGCTACGATTTGCTGATCTTAGACGAGGCACACTACCTGAAAACCTCGGACAGCAAGCGGACACAAGCGCTTTTCGGTGGCTCGAAAACTTTGACCTTCGGGGCTATCAGTCAGCGCTCCTCACGTATCTTAGCCTTGACCGGAACGCCACTCCCGAACAGGCCGCGGGAAGCCTATACCCTCGCGCGGAACCTGTGCTGGGACAGCATCGACTGGCTCTCGGAGGAGAAGTTTCGGGAGCGGTTCAACCCGAGCCTGCTCAGGGAGAACCAGAAGCCCACGGGCGAGGTTGTTCGGTTTGTGGACGAACGAACGGGGCGTGCCCCTGAGTTGCAGGCGCGGCTCCGTGGGAATTTCATGGCACGCCATCTCAAGCGCGAGGTGATGACGCAGTTGAAGCTGCCGGTCTACGATATCATCCAGCTAGAGGATACCGGCCCGGTCAAGCAAGCTCTGCTGGCCGAGAGCCTGCTGGGCATCGACCCTGAGAGCCTCGAGGGCGCCGACGCGATGATCCTTGGCCACGTCAGCGAAGTCCGCAAGATGATGGGCATCGCGCTGGCGCCCCAGGTGGCCGACTACGTCGAGATGCTGCTCGGCGGTGGAGAGGAGAAGCTCGTGCTGTTCGGGCACCACCGCGAGGTGCTGAACATCCTACAGGAGCGGCTCGGCAAGTATGGCCTCGTGCGGATCGACGGCAGCACATCGCCGCGCCAGCGCGAGGCCAACGTCAAGGCGTTCCAGGAGGACCCCGGCATTCGGATCATCCTCGGCAACCTGCTGGCCATGGGCGTCGGCACTGACGGGCTGCAGCATGTCTGCAACCATGTTCTAATTGCAGAACCCGACTGGACGCCGGGCAATAACATTCAAGCAATCGACAGGCTTGACAGGGGCGGCCAAAAGTTGGTAGTGCAGGCCGACATCTTTGTCGCGCCGAATAGTTTCGCCGAACGCATCCTTGCGGCAGCGCTTCGGAAACTCCAGACGACACATGCCGCACTTGACAGGAGATTATAGTGAAACTGTGGCGTGCTATCGCTTTGCTTGCCTCGGCGCTATCTGTTGGCCGCATGCAATACCGAAACGCATGCGATTGCGGCCAGGCGACAGTGCTGGGCGCTGAAATGTTTTTCCTATACATAAAAGGAGAATATCATGGCGAATGAAAAAGAGCCGGCAGCGATGGGTTCGCTGCGCGGCGCGGCACTGCAGGGCTACGCGATCACGCTCGCGCCCTCGCAGAACCGCGAAATTCTTGAATACATCGACAAGGTGCTCGCGGCGCCGGACCACGCGGTCAATCGGGCGCAGCAGTATCGCGCCCAGGCGCTCGAGTTGGCTTCGCGCGCCAAGGCGCCGGCCGGGGCCGACATCTTCAAGCTGGCCCAGGACTATTTCGACTTCATCACAAAAGGGGAAGTGGCATGACGTTCATCATCGGTGGCGGCGTCCGGTATCTGCGCCGCGTGAAGACGGGCGACTACGAGCACGCGGAGTTTGCCGCGGAACTCCATCTCGGCCCGAAGGAAACCGGCGGCGCGCTGTCGCAGGAGGAGATCGAGGCCGCGGCTGAATACGCCAAGGACCTGACGCTGCGCACGCTCGGCATCGCCAAGCCCGCCGCGGCCAAGCCCGGCGCGCGGGGAAAAAACGTGCCGGCCGCGCCCGCCGCTACGGCCACCTTGGCGGTCGATGGGGCTGGCGCCCAAAGTTCCGAGGCACCTGACCCTTTGGACCTTGGGGTGGGAGGTGGTGCCCCGACGACGGCCGCCTCTGCTGCAACGACTGCTGCCGCGACGACTGCGGGCGCCGCACAGGCCGCTGCTGACCCTTTGGATGTCGGTGTATCGCCGGCGAGTGCGCCTACGTCAGCTTCGGCTCCTACGGCCGCTGCCTCGGCTACCGCTGACCCCCTGGCCGTGACGGACGAGTGGGCAGCGCAGCCGGCCGCCGTGACGGACGAGGCGATCCTGGCCGCGTGCTCGGCCAAGAACGGCGTGCTCAAAAAGCCGCCGCTGATCCGTGAACTGGTCGCCCGGTATGTCCCCGGCGGCCAAGGCACGGCGCGGCAAATTCCTGCGGAGAAGCGTGCCGCATTCCTTTTGGAACTGGAGAAGCTGTCATGAACGGAACCTATCAAGCCATCCGCCACCTGGCGGAAACGGGGGAAAGTATTGCCCTGATCAGCCGCGAAGGCGCCCGGGAGATCGTGGCCGAGGTAGAAAGCGTCAGCGCCTTGCGGCGCGTCCTGGCGCAAGCGAAGCACGAAACGCATGTGGCGAACAAGCGTGCGGCTGGTGAGCGCGATCGGGCCGAACACTACGCGAGGACGTGCCAAGCCCTCTTGGATCGCGTCACTTCCCCGACCTTCTTGCACCCTCAACATGGTGCAGAAGCCGGTCAGGTGCAGGCGCTCACGCGGCGGGCCGAAGGGGCCAACAAGGAAATCTTACGCCTCTCGGAGATCATCGTGAAACTGCGGGTCCGCATCGGCGAAGTGGCCAAGTGCGCGAACCGCATGCTCGAGGGAGAGTGACATGACCGACGCGGTGATCACGCTGCCGGCCCCTGAGCCGGAACATTCCATCCTCGGTGCATCGAGCGCCGAACGGTGGATGAACTGCCCGGGCTCGGTGGCGCTGATCGCCGCGCTGGACCTGCCACACTCCGACGAGCCGGACTACCGCATCGAGGGGACCGCGGCGCACCATTTCGCCGCGGCTCTCCTCGAAAGCGGGGGCGACGCCTGGGAGATCGTGGGCGAAGTGTTCCGCCAGGGCACGCAGACCGTCGAGGCAGACGCGGCCATGGCCGATGCCATCCAGGTCTACCTGGACGAGTGCCGCCATTGGATGCCTGTGCCACTCCGCGACATCTACGAGGTCCGTATCGAGCAGCGCCTCCGTATCCCGCAACATCGCCTCGGCTACGGCACCGCGGACTTTATCAGCTACGACCCCCAGTTCCATGTGCTCCGCGTGCGCGACTACAAGCACGGCGAGGGCGTGGTGGTCGAAGCCGATATGAACCCGCAACTAATGTATTACGCCTACGCGGCGCTGCTGCTGTTCCCCGACTGCCGCAGGGTGGACATGGGCATCGTGCAGCCTCGGGCGTTCCATGACGAGGGGCCAGTCCGCACCTACGAGATGTCGGCGGACGCGCTGCACTACTGGGCCGAGAACACGCTGATCCCCGCGATGCTCCGCGCCGAGATGGACGAGGAGTTGGACGCCGGCAAGTGGTGCCGCTTCTGCCCCGCCAAGTTGATCTGCCCGATCATGAAGGGCCTGTTCGCCGCGGCGTGCCTGGCGGACCCCAAGGCGGTCGGCGAGATCAGCGATACCTACCTCGGCCGCGACTATCAGAAAATTGCGGCGGCGGAACAATACATCCGCGCGCTCAAAGAGGAGACGCTGCGCCGCTGGCAGACTGGCGAGCACGAAATCCCCGGCACCAAGCTGGTTCCCAAGATCGCGCACCGCGTCTGGAAGCCCTCGGCGCCGGAGGTGATCGTCGCCCGTCTTGGTGACAACGCCTATGCGCCACGCGAGATGCTCTCGCCAGCGGCCGTGGAGAAGCTGGGGCCGGACGGCAAGGCGCTGGTGAAGGAATGGGCCTACAGCCCGCAGACCGGGCTCACGGTGGCGCTGCTGACCGACAAGCGGGCCGCGGTGAAGGTCGAGAAAGCCAGCAGCGTGCTGGGCGAAGCGGCGGCCAAAGCCCTTGCAACGGGAGAACAAACATGAGCGACGGTCTGTTAATGAAATACTTCGTCCTCAAACCCCGCGGCACGGATGTGTTTGCGCGGGCATCCCGGGCAGCGATGCGGTCTTACGCAAACTATATCCGCGATGAAAACCGGACACTCTCCGAGGAACTCGCGAAGTGGGCGGATCGGGAACGGAAAGCGGCGGCCAAAGCCCTTGCAACAGGAGAACAAACATGAGGATCAACCGGGTGCGTCTGGTCGACATGGTGCCGGACATCATGGCGGCGCTGATGCTGCGGGCGCAGGTCTTCGCCCTGCCCTATCGCGCAGTCGGCGAGGGCGTGGCGCGGGCCGAGGCGCGGCTGGCGGAGCACCGCTCGCAGTGGAGCCCCCAGCAGAACGACTACCCTGGCCTGCGGCGCATGAAGCGGCGCATGGCGAAGCGCGCAGCACGGGAGCAGGGCGCTGCAAACCGGGACCTCGAGTTGAAGAAGCGCGGTCGCGGATATTCCTGAACTATCCGCTTTTGCGTATATGGAAGTTGCGTCGCAAGCGTAAATAGGCTAAGATGCAGATGTGCAGCCGGCACTTCCGGCTAGTAGGCCCTCGGGCCAGTAGGAGACATTTTGATGTCAGGCAATCAGGACGGCGTGTTCAATTTCACCGCGCCAGTATTTCTGGACTTCCCCTCGTTGCTCGAGCCGAAGAAGTTCAAGGACCGCGCCGGCAAGGAAACCGGCGAGGCGAAGTATTCGGCGGGGCTGCGGTTCACGCCGGCGCACCCGGACTTCCAGGCGCTCAAGACCATGATGGCGCAGATCGCGAAGGCCGAGTGGCCGGTGCGCCCGCTCACCGAGTTGTCTTGGCCGCACGAGAGCGGCGACAAGAAGGCCGACAAGCGCAAGATGGAGAACGCGAACATCCAGGCGAAGATCGACGCCGGCACCCCCGGCCTCAAGCTGCTCCCGGATGCCGAGTTCATGCGTGGCCACGTCATCCTTACGGCGCGGTCCAAGTATCAGCCCCGGCTGGCGATCTTCCGCAACAACACGCCGGTCGACCTGGAGGATGCCGCGATCAAGGCGAACATCTCCCAGTTCTATTTCGGCGTCGAGGTGCTCGCGCAGGTCAAGCTGCAGGCCTACCGCGGCGTCGGCCAGAACCCGGACGGCGTCTGCGCCTACCTGAACATGGTGCTGTCTCTCAACCGCGGCCCGAAGATCGGCGGCGGAGCCAAGGCCAGCGCGGCGGACGTGTTCAAAGGCTACTCCGGCACGGTGACGCAGGAGAACCCGCTGGCGGACGACGAAATCCCTTTCTGAACCCTCACGTCTGATGCCTTTGGCGTGAGCAAACTCCCCCGGGGCTGCGGCTCCGGGGACCTTTTCAGGTGGGTGATGCGCAACTGGGTTGTCCTGGATTTCGAGACCGCGTCCGCGGTGGACCTGTCGGAAGCTGGCGCCTGGCGCTACGCCGAGGACCCAACCACCGAGGTGATCTGCGCGGGGTTCAGCTACAACGGCGCGGAGCCGAAGCTGTGGGTGCCGGGGGACCCGCCGGCTACCTATTGGCTGCCGCTGCTGAATTTGGCCCGTGATCCCGAGATCATCTTCATCGCCTTCAATGCCGCCTTCGAGAAGGCGATCTGGCGCCACATCATGGTGCCGATCTTCGACATGCCCGACATCCCCAACGAGCGCTGGCACGACATCATGGCCGTGTGCGCCCAGAAGGTGCTGCCGCAGAAGCTCGACCGCGTGCTCCGCGTGCTCGGCATCGGCGAGAAGGATACCGCTGGCAGCGCCGCGGCCAAGGCTCTCAGCAAGCCCGTGCGCGCCACCAAGAAGACCCGGGCCGATGGCACGGCCGGCAGCCTCGACCGCTCCCCAGCCACGCTGCAGCGCGTCTACGACTACTGCATCAGCGATGTCATGGAGGAGGTGGCGCTGCACCGCCGCGTCGGCTGGCTCCAGCACACCGCCCAGTGGTCCGAGCGCGAGGTGTGGCTCGAGGATCAGCAGCAGAACGAGGAGGGCCTATGTCTCGATTTGGACTATGTCCAAGCTGGGCAGACGATCATCGATCAGGCGATCAAGCCGCTGGCCGAGGAGTTCCGGCAACTGACCGGCGGCCTCGAGCCTACGCAGGTCGCCAAGCTGCGCGCGTGGTGCCAGGAGAACGGCGCGCGGCTGCCGAGCCTGGACAAAGAGACCGTGAAGAAAGCACTGGGCTTCGACATCGATGATGATGGCGAGGGCAGCGACGACCTGGACTGGGACGACTGGCAGACCTACATCGACCTGACGCCGGCGGTGCGCCGCGCGCTGACGATCCGCCAGCTTGTCGGCTCGGCCTCGGTGAAGAAGCTGGCGCGCATGCTGGCGTGCGTGAGCGCTGACGGGCAAAGCCGGGGCTTGTTCGTCTACCATGGCACCGGGCCAGGGCGCCGCTCTGCGCGCCTGTGGCAGCCCCAGAACATGCCGCGTGGCACCATCCAGATCGGCAAGGGCGAGGACGCCCATGCGCCGCCGCCGCAAGCCATGGTCGACGTGATCAGCACGCGCGACGCCGGGCTCGTGGAGGCCCTCCTGGGGCCGCCGGTGGAGGTGGTCCTGTCGGGGCTGCGCCACGCCATCGTGGCCAAGCCGGGGCATGTCCTGGCGGCTGGCGACCTGGCGGGCATCCAGGCGCGCGTGGTGCTCGCCCTGGCGGGCCAATGGGACAAGGTCGACCTGCTGGCGTCCGGCGCGGATGTCTACCTCGACATGGCCACGGCGATCTACAAGCCGGAGGTGCCCTTCACGAAGAAGGCGAACGTCGAGGAGCGGCAGACCGGCAAGAACAGCGTGCTCGGCCTGGGCTTCGGCATGGGCGCGAAGAAGTTCCGCTTCAAGTATTGCGCCGCGCAGCCGGAGGAGTTCGCGCAGCGCGTGGTCGACACGTATCGGCAGGAGTGGGCACCCGAAGTGCCACGGCTCTGGCGCGAGATCGAGCGCGCGGCGTTGGCCGCGGTGCGCCACCCGGGCCGTGCGGTGGATGTGGGACCGTTCACCTACTGCATCGAGGACATCTGGCTGGTGTGCCGCTGCCCGAGCGGCGGCAAACTCTGGTATGCCTTCCCGGAACTGACGCGCCGCGCAATGCCCTGGGACCCCCTGGATGTCCGCGAGGGCTGGAAATACAAGGCGACCAAGCAGGGGCAACTGCAAGACGTGCACGCCTTCGGCGGGCTGCTGACCGAGAACGTGGTCATGAAGGTCGAGCGCGACCTGATCGTCTGTGCAGCTAAAAGGTTGCGTGCGGCCGGCTATCCGCCTATCATGGATAGCCACGACGAGATCGTTACGCAGCCGCTACTCAGCCGGAACCCGACCAAGCATGAGATGGAACAGATCATGTCTGAGGTGCCGAAGTGGGCCGAGCCGCTGCGTATCCCGATCGCTACCGACGCCTGGATCAACGACCGCTACAAAAAATAGGAGATAGGCATGATCGTCGTCAGAGTGGAACTGCACAGCGCCATCACCGGCCGGGTGCAAGAGTTGGCCCGCATGCACATCAGCAACGACGGCGTCCGATCGACTGCCAATCCCCGGCGGGGCGACTATTTCTGTTCGGTGCTCCACGGGCGCAACAAGGCGGACCTCGATCTGGGGCGCCAGCAGAAGACTGCCGAGATCACCAACTGGCCGCGGCTTGATCTGCACGTCTGGAACCTGGTGTTCACCGCGCTAGGGAAGCTGGGCTACCATGCCCATTAGAAGTAGGATCAATCGGCGTCTGCACATGCAGGCCGCCTGGAGAGGAGAAGAACGCATGGCTATCAAGAGCAGGGCGAAGGGGAAGGTCGGCGAGCTTGAGCTTGCGCATTTCCTCGACAACCACGGCTTCCCCGCGGCGCGTGGCCAGCAGTTCAAGGGTGGCCCCGGCAGCCCCGACGTGATCTGCGAGGCGCTTGGCGACTTTCACATCGAGTGCAAGCGCGTCGAGCGTGCTGACGTGGAGGCCTGGATGGCGCAAGCGTGCGGCGACGCCGGCACCAAGACGCCGGTGGTGATGCACCGCAAGAACAAGGGCGAGTGGATGGCCACTCTCCGGCTCGAGGATTTCCTCGCAATGAAAATGGGGTTGATCTGATGCCTCGCCTGCAGATGAACAAGCGCGTCCGCATCGGCTTGGTGCTGGTGCAGGACGAGGGGCCGCGCGTTCAGGTCGACCGCGTCATCGAGGGCGAGATGCTGCAGTATGCTCGCGTCGGCCACCTCGATATGATCCGTGCCGTAGTGCAACAGTGCGCCGACACTCTGGTCGACGCCATTCGGAAAGATTTGGAAAATGACCCCGTTGTCTGATGGAGAACTCGTGGAGCGCCTAAAAGCCACGGAGCGGCTCGGCCCCGCCGAGGCTGCCAAACTGTTCGGGGTCGGCACGAGCGCCTTCCGCACGAGCATCTCGTTCGCCAAGTCGCGGGGCCTCACCGCGAAGTCCCGTATCGTGGACCCCCTGGCCGTGGCCACGGCGCGGCTCAAGGCGGCCGAGGCGGAACTGCGGGCGCGCGAGCGCGAGGAGGTGTCAGCCGCCCAGTTGCGCCAGACCCTCTACGGGTTGTCCCTGGCGACGCCGGAGCCGCCGGACTGGCTGAACCAGACCCGCGTGCTTCGCCGCAAGCCAAACGAAGGCACGCTCACCGTGCCGATGACCATGTGGTCCGACTGGCACTGGGGCGAGACTGTGCTGGCCGAGGAGACCGGCGGGACGAACACCTACAACATGAAGATCGCCCGCGAGCGCATGTGGCGCCTGGTGTCGGCGACGGTCGACCTGGCGAAGAACCACATGGGGCCGCTGAAAATCCCCGGCATCGTGGTGGCGCTCGGCGGCGACATGATCTCGGGCGGCATCCACGAGGAACTGCGCGAGAGCAACGGCGGCACGATCCAGCAGCAGTTGATCAACGTGCAGGACAACCTCTGCGCTGCGCTGACCGCCATGGCCGACACGTTTGGCAAGGTGTTCGTGCCGTGCGTCGTAGGCAACCACGGGCGGACCAGCTTGAAGCCCCGGGCCAAGGGCCGCGCATTCGAGAGCTACGAGTGGGGCCTCTACCAGCAACTCGAAAGGCACTTCCGCAATGACAAGCGTTTCCGGTTCGTCATCAGCAATGAAACGGATGTTCACTTCACTGTGCTTGGCCATCGCTTCCTGCTCACTCACGGTGACAGCCTGGGCGTTAAAGGCGGCGATGGGATTATCGGAGCGATTGGGCCGATCGCCCGCGGGGCTACGAAGGTCGGCCGCAGTGAAGCGCAGATCGGCCGAAACTTCGACACCCTGCTGATGGGCCACTGGCACACCTACATCCCTCGTGGAGATGCGACGCCAGTGATCGTCAACGGTGCGCTCAAGGGCTATGACGAGTATGCCCGCATTGGCCTGCGGGTGCCCTACAGCCCGCCGTCGCAGGCGCTCTGGTTCGTGCATGCCCGTCACGGCATCACGGCGCAGTGGAGCGTCAAGGTCGAGGACAAGTTCAAGGCGGGGCCGCAGTCCCCGTGGATGGAGACGTGAGCGTGCATGGCAGCGAAGCGTTTTGGGAACTATTTGAGGAGCAGATCATGGCCCACGACCCAGTAAACCACCCCAGGCACTACACGTCGCACCCCAGCGGCATTGAGTGCATCACCATCACGGAGCATATGGGGTTCAACCTCGGCAATGCCTTGAAGTATATCTGGCGTGCCGATCTGAAAAACGATGCAATCGAGGACCTTAAAAAGGCTCGATGGTATCTCGATCGCGAGATTGCCAAGCGCGACGCGGCCAAAAGCACCGAGGCATCGACGGCACTGGCGGCCCGGGCAATCCCGGTCGGCGCTGGCCAAGGTGACGCGGGCTTCGACCACCCCAAGCCCGAGGCGGTCAAGAGCGGCGCCATACTGAAACAGGAGAAGGCCGAAGCCCTCGAGGCCGACGCGCAGCGCCGCGGTGAAGCCGCGGACCCAGGTCGGCCAGACGCGATCTATCCGCCGCCACAAGATCGCTGGGACCTCGTCTGATCCACAACGGGTCAATATCCTCAGAGAAAAGCCCCGGGTCACCTTGGTGATCCGGGGCTTCATTTTGTGCAGCCATACTACGTGGGCGCGCCGACGTGGACCGGGCAGACCACGACGACTTCCGGCGTGCTCGACCCCTTGCGGGTTGCATGGGCCAAGCTGCACCGCCCGCTGGCGACAAGCTGCCGCAGGACCGCCTGCACGACATCCTCGGCCGGCAGCGCATCGCCGTCGTCTTCACTTTCGTCGCCGTCGACCACCTTGGTCACTGCGGCGAGGTGGATGTCCTTGGGGCTGGACAGCATGCCCGTGGTCACCGGGGCTGGCACCAGCGGGGCGACAGGGGCCGTCACCACGGTCACCGGGCCGGTCGCGGGGCCTGGGGCCGGGATCATGCCCACGACAGCGCAGGCGGCCGCCACGGCGGCGCTGGACGCCCCGGTGACCACCAGGGGCACACCAGCGAGCGTGGCGACGGCGGTGACCGCCGGGCCGTCCGCTGCAGCGTCCTTGCAGAACAACTGCCCCGTGGCCAAGGTGCTCGCCTCGGCGGTCTGGACTGCGGCGACCTGGGTGGCCGAACAGCCGGCCAGGATGAAGCCGCCAACGGCGATGGCTGACAGCAGCCCGAAGATGGAACGCATGTGAATTCTCCTATGAGGGGTCGGCGCCGAAGCGCACGGCCAGTTTGACGATCAGGCTCCAGATCAGATGCACCACGGGCGCGCAGGCCCCGGTGATCGCGATGGCGACATCGGCCGGCATGGGGGCGCGGCCGCCGCTGGCGAGCCATAGGACGATCGCGGCCGCGCCGGCGGTGCCCATGGACACGGCGCCGGTGGTGGTCACCGAGGAGGCCGTGCTGGGCTTGGCAGCGGCCGGCGGGTCAGGCGGGTCAGCAGTGGGCATGGTGTGCTCCTTGATCTTTGCGTTGATGGCGTCGAGGCGCGCCTGCAGCGCGTCTTCCTCAGTGGTGGACACGGCGGCGAGCCCGGCGACGGCGCATGCGGTGCAACCGCAGCCACTTCTGGACGGTCTTGGTCTCGTAGATGCAGACCAGGAACCAGGCCATCGACACGATGGACGCCAGCGGAGGCAGCAGCGAAGTCAGCGCGCCGGCCAGCGCGACCGTCGAGGCAACGTGTCCCACGATCTGATCCCAGGTCCAAGAGTGATGTTCGGCGTCCATGACGATGTATCCTATACGCCGGATTACTTCGGCGTCAAACGATTATGGGAGCGACCCCATCACAAAAGATGCGGAGTTGATGTCGGCCGAGGTTATCCCGGCCACGTCGTAGATGGCGCCATACCAAGTCCCCGCGGTGAAATCATAGGTGCTGTCTTGCACAAGGTTGAAATAGGGGCCGCCTTCTTGCGCCGCCCAAAGCGTCGCACCGTTGGCGCTGTCCGCGGTGACGATCAACTGGTATGTCACCCAGCCCTGGTTGGGGTTCTGCGCGCCAGTGGTGGCATAGTTGGTGGACCCCCCGGTATTCTCGCGCGAAAACAAAACGCTCTGGTTGGCACCGCCGGCTCCGATGAACACCAAAGGCCCCTGGCCGCTCGAGTTCATCAGGCCAAACCCAGTGCTATGGCCGCTTCGCCGCCGCACCGTCGCTGCCATCTTGACGCGGGTGCCTGAGACGAAAGGGATCGACTGGCTGATGTAGGCCGGCAAACTGGAGTTGCCCTGGATGTTGACTGTCGCTCCCGAAAACGTCATCGCCGTAGGGCCGCCGCCGCTTGCATTTATGATCGGGTTCGCTGCGGTGCCGGTGATCGTGACGTTGGTGCCGGCGCCCACCGACTGCACCCCTGATGGCGCAGAGCCGCCGGCCGACGTGACCGCTTGGCCAAGGGCCTGGAGTGGTATCAGGTGGGCATCGCCCGAGCCCGGGTCGGTGCGGCCGACTACGTAGCCGCTGGGGATTGGCGAGCGGATGCCGCGGATCATATTGCGGATGATGGCGGCCATCTTAGGTCCTCCGTGGCCCGGTCGGCGCGGCGAAATTCGGGCCGCCCTGGTTGCTCATGTCAAGCTGCAGATTGCGCGAGCGGTTCACATCGTTGCCCGGCCCACTGTCGCTGATCGTATTCGCGGGGCCGGCGGGAACATCTGCGCCCGGCTGGATGACCGCGGGGTTGATGCTCTTGTTCACGAACCGGCCAAAGCCTGCCTCTGGCACCGTGTAGCTGATTGGATGCAGCGCCTTCTGGACCGCCTCGCGCGCCTGCCGGACCTGCTCGAGCCGCGCCATGCCCGCCTCGGCCGACTTGATCATTGCGTTGTAGGCGCCGTCGATTGCCGAAATCTTCTCGTGGTTCGTCAGCGTGGTCGAGTGGTTGATGCCCTCGATGATACCGCGCTGCACGCTCATGGCGTGCTCGACTGCGGTGACGGCGCTGAGTGACGCCTCGAGTTGCTGGCGCGCCTGCTGCACATCGGCCGGCGTCGCTGCGCCATGCTGCGTTTCTTTCAGCAGGAAGGACATATCGGCGTTCTCCTGCCGGAGTTTCGTGGCCTCAGTGTAGAAGTCCTGGATCGGCTTGGCACTGGCACCGGCGGTGGTCGCGATGTAGCCGCCGACGATCGGCAGGTCCTTCACGGTCCACGGTGGCGCGCCGCCCGAGCGCAGCGGGATGTTCAGCAGCTTGGCGATGTCCATGCCAGTGGTCCCGCCATATCCCTGGATCATGTGGTCGATCGCGATGGGCGAGGAGAACTGCCCCTGGAACGGTGGCGGGATCAGCTTGGCCAACGCCTTGCCAGCCTCGCTGGTGCTCTCGGTGTAGCGGAACGGTGGGGCGCGCTCGGCAACGCTGTCGCTGACCAGCGGCAAGCCGGAGAGGGGATTGTGGTTCGTTGCCACATCGAGCGGCGCGGCAACCAGCGCTGGCGCTTTCAGGGGCATGAATTTGTCCCACAACGACGTGGCGAAACCATCGAACGCATGGGGGTCGCTTTTGAGGTAGTGATCCATGAAGCGGTTGACGAGGCCGTTCACCAGCGGCCCGACGACCGTGTAGTAGACCGGCAGCTTCAAGCGCATCCCCATGACCTGGGGGCCGATGATGTGGGTGTCACGTTCCGTTTGGTTAATGTTGCCCCACTTCTCATTCTCCGACAATCCGCCAGACTTGTCCTGCAAGTAGTTCATCGCGTAGTTCAAGATCGAGATGCCGGCGACTGTGCTCAAGAGCAGCCCGGTCATTTTCGCGCCGCCATTCAAGAACGCTTTCGCGAACTGTTTGTCCCCCAACAACTCCGGCCGCAGGAACGGGATAGCTCGAGCCAGCCATTTGGACATCTCGGACGTGCCCCGCTCGGCAAAGTCGAGCATGGCGGTGCGGCTGCCGATGGCGGCTTTGGCCAGGGGCAGGCCCGCCTCCTGGCCCTGGCGCGTGTAGCCGATCCGCGGTGCCGCGTCCACCCGCTCGTGATACCCCTGGAACCATTGCAGGGGCGTCTTCACCGCGTTCCATATCATGTCTCCTCGGGTTGTCGCGCCGAACATCTTTTGAATATCTTGCTCGAGCAGGTCGCGATCCATGCTGGTCATGTCGACCGTCGAGCCGCCATTGGCCGCCCAGTCCCAGAACAGGTCACCATGCTTGCCGGTGCCGACGCCTTCGAACGCGCCGAACACGCCACGCATGAAGGTGATCAGCGGCGGCGGATGCGCCGGGTCGGCGATCCAGGCGGTGAACTGGTGGCGCAGCCCGACGTTCAGCGGAAAGGCAGGGTTTGTCACGATGCCGGCGCGCTCGAAGCTCGCCGCCGCGTTCATCATGCGCGTGAAGAACTCGGCTTCGCCGGGCGTGTCGGAGCCGCGCATCAGTTGCGCCAGGTTCGGGTCGCGCGCTTCCCACAACTCAGGCACACCGTTGCGGATGTAGATGAAGCGGTTGCTATTGGGGCCGAACTTGTTGTTCGCCCGCGTGGCCAGCATCGGCGTCAGGGCCTCGGGATCATCGACGCCGTAGCGCTCCCAGACGGTGCTGCCAGGGCGCTGGAGGAACGTGGCGGGGTCGCCCTCTGGCCCCTCGATGCGCCGAAGCCCCAGGTCGGCCGGCGCACCCGTGGCACCGCGCCCTTCCTGCAGGCCGATCACGTAGCCGATCGCGATGTTCCGGTCGGACGCCGAGACGATCTTGTGCAGGTTGTCGATCGTGGCGACGATAGGGTTCAGAATTTGCTTGTCGCTGCCCTCGAAGTTCTTGATCACCTGGGAGGTGCGGAAGCTGCGTCCCATCGCGCCGGCGGCCCGGTCGTCGCCCATGATCCGGCGCCAGGAGGCATAGGCCTGGTTCATGGTGATGATGCGGTCATACTGGTCCGCGCTGATGTAGCCAGCTTGCTTGGCATACCAGAGCCCGCTGTTGGCGAACCCCTGGAACTCCGCCATCGCCCGCTCGTAGATGGGCGCCCGATCGGCCACGAAGCGCTCGAGGTCCGGCCGGCTGAGGGCGAGGCCGGTCTCGTGCCCTTGGTCTGCTTTCTCGATGCCGCGCTTGGCGTTCATGTAGTTCATGAAGCCCTTCATGTCGCCGCCGGAGCCAAAGCGGCCGGTCACATCCTGCAGACTGGGCAGGCCGTTCGGGCGATACTCCGTGACGTTGCCGCGGCTGTCCAAGATCGGCTCGACGCCGCCGCGGTAGATCATGGAGCGCACGCGCCCCGTCGACCCGTAGGTCTGGCGGAAGATGTCCTCAGCGCCCATGGTGGTCCGCGGGTTGTAGCCCTCGGTCGCGCGATCGATCGCGGTGGCCGGCTGTAGCTCCGTGATCCATTGCCGATATGTGTCGGTCAGCGTCAGCGCCTTGCGCTTCGGCCCCTGGCCAATGAAGTCCGACAGCACATCGTCCATCATGTCCGGCGACAGGTTGATCGGCGGCACAGGGGGCTCGGGCGGCGTGGCCGGGCCTACTTCTCCTGGCGGCTTGGGAGGTCCCGGGGGACCGCCGTTACCGACCCCGTTCCCAGGTGGTGGCGGAGGCGGAACCGCTCCGCTTCCGCCCGCTTGATTGCCGCCTGCAGCGCCGCCAGTTCCGCCTCCGAAACCCGGCGGTTCATCCACTCCAGGAGGGGTTCTCCATCCGCCGGCGGTTCGCTGGGGGAGGGCTCGTTGGGCGATGTCGACATAGGGTTTCAACCTTTCCTTATACTTCGCGGCGAACAGGGGCATCTTCGCGCGCATGGTGGGGTCGCTGATCCAGGTGGCGATGTTGTCCGCCATCAGTTCGGCCGGGCTCGCGAGGTAGCCGCGCTGCGCACCGGTCGCCCAGTGGGCGGGGCGCCACTGTTGCGAAGTCGCGATCATTTCTTTCTGCAATTCGGGGTCACCGATGACCTTTGTAGTCTTACCATTGTTGAGTGCCGCGTCGACTGCGTGACCAACCTCGTGGTGCACGATCTGGTAGCGGTTCTGGCCGAACCAGCGCTGATAGAGTTCCTCGGGCGCCTCTGGGATGCGGACCATCCGGTCGCTACCGAGCGGGCCGCCGGTGATAAAGATCGGCGTCTTTGCAGGCCCAACAGTCCCCTCGCCGGGCTCCGGCAACTCCGGCCCGATGCGGAACTCGAAGCCGGCTTCCTTGGCGAAGTCACCCAGGTAGTTGCCAATGACGCTCGGGTCTGGGATGCCGGCATTTCCCCAGCCTTTGCCAATCGACATTTTCGGCGGGATCAAAGCGCTGACCTGCGGCTCAAACTCCTCCGGCCGCGTGTAGAGTTCGGTGCCGCCGCCGCGCACGCCGCCGAGCCCTTTGGCCAGGTAGCCCTGCGTCTCGTGCGGCAGCACGCTGTTGTCGCGCCCTGCGGCGAGCCAGCGGTTGGCAACGCCCGGCCCGGCGTTGTAGGCGATCAAGACCGCCGGCACGTCGCCGTGGTAGCGCGTATAGAGGTCGTTGAGGATCGTGGTGGCGACCATCGTGTTGTAGTCGCGATCGTGCAGCCGCGTCGGATCGAACCCGTATTGCCGCGCCGTGCCAGGCATGATCTGGTAGCGGCCCTGCGCGCCGGCAGTCGACACCTCGGCATCCGCGCCGGCCGCGCCGCCCGTCTCGAGCCGCTCGATCAGCGGCAGCAAGCCGGCGCCACTCATGACGCCCGGGGTTGGCTCCTCCGTTGCCTCGCCGCCGGCCGGGGGCGGCATGCGCAGTGGCGCGACGGGTTGGTAGGGTGGCGGCTCCGGGGGCGCCAGGGTGCGCAGCGTGGGCGTCACGGGGTTGCCGTGGGGGTCCTGGGCCAAGAGTTCAGCCTGCAGCACCGCGTCGCCCTGGGCGCGCCGCACAAGCTCCCACGGCGGGATGCCGGTGTTCCGGTAGATGTCCTCGGCGTTGGCCTTCACGCGGGCGCCAGCGTCCGTCAGGTCCGGCCGCGCCTGCCCAGGACGCGCCGAGAGCGCGGCATGTGTGCCGAGCGCCATCACGGCGGTCAGTAGGAAGTCCTTGGCGTCAGGGATACGCCCTTCCATGGCCGACTGCGCGAAGACCGCGCCGGTCGCGTTGGCCACGCCGACGACTGCTGCGCCCGCACCGAGCGCCGCCGCGCCTACCGCTGCCACGCCGCCAGCGCCGCCTGCCAGCGCCGATTTGCCGGTGGCGACCATGTTGCCCAGCGCCATCTTGTAGAAATCGTCCATCGTGTGGATGTCGCCCTTGGCGAACGCATCCAGCATCACTTCGCGCATGGCCGTGGGGAGGGCGAAGGCGCCCGCGCCAGCGCCGATCACAGTGCCCTCGGGGCCGATCGCGGAGCCCATCACGCCGCCCGCTAGGCCGCCGGCGATCATGGGGAGGATGTTGCCTGAGAAGTTGCCGAAGGCGTAGGCTGCGGTGCCGACCCAGCCCGCATTGGGGTTGCCGACGATGCTCGGCTTGCCGCGGTTCTCCATCGTGCCGGGGACACTGGTGCCGTGGCCGGCCCAGAACTGCTCGAGCGGGTTCGACGCCACCTTGGCCTGGTTGGCTGGCGTGAGGTTCGCGAGGTTGGCGGATGTGTGAGCATTCAGCGCGCTGGGGTCCGGCGCTTGATCGCCCCAGTAGTAGGCTACCTCGCCGCCGGTCATGCCGCCTTCGAGGAGCGTCTTGGTGCGGTCGGCTTTCCAGGCGTCCGCATCTTCCGCGGATATACCGTTGGAGCGCAGTTTTGCATAGTCTTCGGCCCCGGGTGCCAAAGGCGGCTGCAAGGAAAGGCCGGGGCCGGGATCGGCCGCACGGGGTGTTGCGACGGCGCTGGCGAGATCGTTTTCCATTATCGGCTACCCTCCTGCGGAGAAGCCGATTGCGGCGCCTTCTGCCCTGACAGGATAAGGTTTACCTTTCGCTTTGTCCACTCACGTTGGCTTTCGCCTGGAAGCGCCGGGGGCCAGCCCTCGCTTTCTTTGCCGGGCAGGCTGCCCATCGGCAGGCTGCCCATCGGCAGGCTCGGGTCGGTCAGCGGCGGCGGAGCCACGCGCGCGGGGCCGGCGGGCGTGGGCGGCGGCCCTATGAGCCCGGGCTTGTGGAAGTTGGGCGGCGGGATCAAGCCAGTGGGTGCGGCTGCCGCCACGTCTTCCGCGGATGGGCGCCCCTGGCTGATCAGGTAGCTGAGACTGCCGGGGCCAGTGCCCAGCAGGTCCTTCGGGCTCTTGCCGTTCTTGATCCCGTCCAGGTATTCCTGTTTCGCCTGCTGGTAGACCTGCTCATAGCGCTGATCACCCAGGTTGTCGTAGAGGCCCCGGGTCACGTCGGTCTTGCTGATGCTCGACTTTTGCGAGCCAATCCACTGGTTGAACATCTGGACGCGCTGGCGGTAGACCGGATCGTTGGTCGAGGCGCGCACGTCCGCCATCAGCAGCTTGCCGTCCTGGGTGGACAGCTTGCCACCGGAACCCATCTGGCCAAGCACGTCGGCCTCGGTCAGCGCGTTGGGGTCGGTCGGTGGCAGGAAGGCGCGGCTTCGCAGTTGCTCCAGCGTCACCGGGTCCGACTGCATGTATTTGCCGCTGGATGCCTCCCGGGTCGCGCGCTGGAAAGCGGACATGAGCGCCGGCTCGTGGCGGGCCAAGTCCGGGTTGTTCATCTTCGCATCCTGGACCTGCTGGTAGAAATCCTTGGGTGGCGACGGCAAGCCATTGGCGTCCGTCAGGCTGCCGATCAGGTTGCCGGCGGTGCGGTCGGCGTCGATCGCCTGGTTGCGGCGCGTCACCGCGTCGTCGGCTTTGGCCTGGTTGCCCGCATGTTCCTTGGCGCGCGTGGCTTCCTGCACCAGCTTTGCTTTGGTCGTTCCGTCGATGTATTGATCATACTTGCCACCGCTGATGTTCGCCAGGGCTGCATCGGGGTTCGCCTTGATCTCGCTCATCGCCGATGACACCGCAAGCTGGAGGTGCCCCCCGGAGGTCATACCCTCCCGGATTTTGCCGCCTGCGACCGGGTCCCCCGTGGCGTTGGCGAAAGCCTCGACCGACGCATCCCACTGCTTCAGCGCGGCGTTGAACGCTGTCGGGTCGTTGTAGACCGCGGTGCTCAGGGAGTTCAGTGTGGTGCCCGCATTCTGGTGCGCCGCGTCGGTCTGGCGCGTGATGGTGTCCGCGGCCGACACGCCGTAGAGGTGCGTCCGCATGTTGTCGATGGTCTGCTGGGCGAACGCCTTGCCCTTCTCGGTCGTGAACCCCTGCGCGAACTTTTCCGCGAAGGGCTCGAAGTTCTGCTGGATGTAGTTGGGGCCTGCCTCGTGGTCGTTCACGTCGGCCGTGTTCATGTGGTTCTTGAGGCCGACCACCTGGTTGTGGAACTGCAGCGCGGCCACAGCGGCGCCGGTGCTGATCTCGGACTGCTCCTGGTAGCGCACCGCGGCGTCCGCGACGGGCGTGGCGACGCGCTGGACGCCCTGGCCAACGGCATTGGCCCCCTCAATCGCAAGGCCGCCAATGGTGCGCCCAGAACGCGCCAGGGCCTCCGCACCGGCCTCGGCGGGGCGGATGGTGTCAACGGGCGAAACATATTCACGAACTTGGGGCATGGTCGCTCCTAGAGCATCATTCCGATTGCGGCAACGCCGCCGATCGCCGACATGATCCCGCCGGCTTGCTTGGCCTTGGCGGCGCTCTCGGCGGCCTGCTGTTCCCCACGGTAAGCGCCGGCCTGGGCCTCATACGAGTTGGCGTTCACCTGCGTCTGCACGCCGGTCAACTGGGACGCGAGGGCACCCTGCGCCATGCTGTTCCGGTAGACATCGAGCGCGTTGCCGCTGGCAGCGAGGCCGTTGCCCGCCACGTCCGCCTGCCCCGCGCCGACCACCTTGAGTTCCTGGCGCTGCTGCTGCATCTGCTGGATCGCGCCACTTTCGAGGGCGATCTGTTTGTTTTGCTCCTCGAGGGCCGCCGCTTGGCCAAAGGCCGTGGCTTCCTGCTGCATGCCGCCGACCGCCATCAGGTCGCTCACGGCCCCGCCGAAATCGCCGATCGCGCTGCTGACCCCTTGTGCTGAAACGGTGCCGCCTAAGCCCAGAATACCGGACATTGTGTTAATCCTGGGTTGTGATGAAGCCGCCGATGGCGGTCACCGTGCATGGGTAGGGGCGCGTGACACTCCACGACAGCGCGCTGTTGAAGCTGCTATCGTCATTGAGAGTATCCCAGTGCGTGCCCGTAAACAAGGAGGTAATGGGGAGCAGAGTGCCCGGCTGCTGCTCGAAGGCCACGGGGAATTGCGTGTTCAGGTCCGTGCCGATCGAGACCCCCTGGGCGTTCACCAGCTTGATACCATACTGGGCGAACCGGCGCTTCTTCACCAGCGCGGGGCCGCTGACCGAGCCCGTCTCCTGCGGCATCTCCGGCGGCAAGCAGAGGCCGGTTGTGGTGAAGGTGAACCCGATCACGGCCGGGATGGACAGGTTGGTCGTCGTGACGGTGGCGCCGTAGAAGAACGAGCCCGCCTGGAGTTGCGCCCAGACATTGCTCAGGGCCGCCGGCGTCGCATTGATCGGCTGCGGCGACGTGCTGGTCTTGGTGTAGACCACCGCGCCGGTGAGCACACCGGACACGTCGCTGGAGAACTGGGCGCCCATGGCGACGTTGGCCGCGGTGTAGCTGGAGTAGGTCCCTGTCGCCGTGTTGATTGCAAGCGTCAGGCCACCCGTGGCAGCCATCATGCTGAGAACGCCCTGGGTGATCTGGGACTGCACGAACGCCCCGGTGGAGACGTTGGCCCCGCCGGTCACCGTGGACAGGTTCAGCTTCCACATCAGCGCGCCGGTGACCGAGTTCATCTTGAAGACGTATTGGTGGGTGTGCGTATCGTTTGGCAGGATGCCGACATACGCGAAGACGATGATATTCCCATCCGAGTGGTCGTAGACCACATCGCCGGCCCCGGTCGGGAAGTCGACGCCGATCGGGTCAAGCTGGGCGGCGGTCACTTGGCCAATGGTCGAGAAGCTGATGTAGGGGTTGTTGATGATCTGCCAGTCCGTCCCCAGGGAACTCGTGGGCGCGACGTTCGTGTTGTTCACCAAGCAGGTATAGGCGCAGCCCTGATACTGGATTTTGTTGCCGACCACATACGCCGTCGAGGACGACCATGTCGCATAGCCGGCCGCATAGGTGCCGGCAGACGCGCCGATGATGATTTCCTGCAGGGAGATGTAGTTCAGTTCGTAGATCGAATTGTTGTTGTTGCTGACGGCGAACACGGTGCCCGTCTGGCCCCCGGATTGCCCAGGGGTCAGCAGCACGCTCTGCGCGCCATTGAAGGTGGCACCGGGCGCAGGCGCGGCCCACTGCATCGTGTTGCCGTTGGTCACGCCGAAGTTTGTCGCCAAGCCCGATGCGTTCGCGCTGACCACGAAGGTGGTGCCGTTGGCCGTCACCGCGGCCAGGGGGCCAGGGGCGATGCCGTTCGGGGTGTTGCCGCCGGAACTGGAATTCGACCCGAAGGTCCCGAGGAGCGCCAACGCTTGGCTGATCTTGAACAGCGGGCCTTGCGCTTGGCTGTCGGCGCCGGACACGTAGATGTTCCCGTCCGGTCCGAGGGCGGAACCAGCGAACCCATCGGAGGACCCGGTGATCGTTTGCAGCGGCGATCCCGTGAGGTTGGAACCGTTGCCAAGCGAGTAAGTGTGGATCGCTGCGGCCGCGCTCGAGTTGGTCAGGGCGAACAGGGTTTGCGTCGACCAGTTCACCAGTGCCGTGCCTGGGCTCGTGTCGACCGGCCCGAACGCCGGGTTAGGGATGAACCCGAGGATCGTCTGCGGCGTCGTGTTTGGCGGTGGCAGCACCGTGGAAACCTGGGTGAGCGGCGTGGCCAGGCCGCCGAAGGACTGGCCCTGGATGCCCTGCAGATAGGCCGCGGTGAACAGGCCGCCTGCGGCCCCGTAGGGGACCGTTATCGAGCCATTGCTCACGACATAGTCGCCACAGTCCAGACCCCCAACCCATGCTGTCACCGTCTTCCCGTTCAAGTAGGTGTATCCGTAGAACGTAACGTTCAGGGAGTTGCCGACCGCCTGGGTGGGCGTGCAGGCGTCATCCAGTTGCCAAGCTGAATAGATCGTGTCGCCGATGTCAAACAATTTCGCGGAGAACTCGATGTGGCAGATGCCGGTCACCGGGTCCTGCGTCAGCATGCACAGGCTGTCCAGCGCGCCATCGGGGCTCGGCCCGACCGTGATGCTCTGCACCGTCCGCGCGCTGCCCAGGACGTGGTGATGCCACCCCACGAACACGGCGGGCTCGCTGCTGAACAGCGACGTGCGTTTGTAGGTGCAGCCGGACAGGGTGCCATTGGCCATGCGCAGCCAGATGACCGGGGCGAGTTCCTGCTGGTAGGCGATCTCAGAAATGCCGCTGACCGTCAGATGTTTGCCGGTCTCGGTCAGGTTCGGCGCGGTGTATTTGCCCGAGAAGGTATCCGCGAAGAACTCGAGCAGCTTCCGCTTGTAGCGATGCACCACGGCCAACGTCAGGCCCGTCCGCTTGGGCTCGATGTTGGCGCAGCCATATTTGGTCTGGCGGTGCGCCTGGATGCTGGTGGGCGTGATCGGATCGTTTAGCTGGCTGGCGTGGATCAGCCACTCACCTTCCTGCGTGCCGCACAGGATGCCCTGAGCGTCCGGCTGCAGCCAGTAGATCGGGTTGACCGTGCCGCTGTCGAACTTCGCCGAAATGCCGTTGCTGTCCGCCACGGTGCCGTCCGGCGAGGTCGGCGAGAACGAGGAGAGGTTGTTCGATACGCTGCCGTAAACGCGGTTCTGGCTCGAGATGTTGGCCCCCGTCAGCCACAGACGCCCCTGGTGGTAGCAGCCCGCGGTGGGGTAGCCGGTGGTGCCGCTGAATGCGCCCATCTGGAATAGCACGATCGGGTTGCTCGGGTAGAGGAGCACCGTCGACTGCAGCGTCACGGTGACGATGTTCGGCGGCGACACGGCGGTGATGATGCCCCAGGTCCACGCGGCCACGCCAGCGCCGCTCACGGGCGCCCAGTAGGTGGGGCTGATGTCCGGCTGGGTGCCCGCCGGCACCGTGATGATCGCTTGGTAGTAGGCCGCGGTGCCCGCTGGCTGACCGATCGGGTAGGTCACGACCTGACCGGCCGTGTAGCCGCCGGAGGGGCTATAGTCGAGCGGCTGCTGCCAGATGCGGATGGAGCGCCCGGTGTCGGTCGAGAGGGCTCCGACGTTCGGGTTGAACCCCGAGCCCGAGGTGGTCAACTGCCAAAGCGAGGGGCTGACATTCGGGGCCGCATCGAAGTTCGTGGCCAGGGCGATATAGTCCGCACCGGCATAGGTGACCACGTCCCCGGCGGCATAGGCGGCGGTCGAGGACCATGCCGTGAAGACCCCCGACACGTTGATGACCGCGGTGCCACCACCGGAGACCACGGTGAGTTCAGCCCCGTTGGTCGGGTCCAGATAGGGGCCGTCGAGGAACTGCGCCGCCACGAAGTTGAACGTGGCGAACTGGCTGCTCGAGGGGATCGTGGAGGCGTTCGTGAGCGCCGACAACTGCCACGGGGGCTGCGTGCCCGACAGGAGTAGCGTCTGCGTGCCGCTCTGCACCGACCGGAGGGTCTGGATGTCCGCGGCCAGCCAGGGAGTGGTGAAGTTCAGGACCTTCGAGACCTGCAGGACGACCCCCGGCCCCCAGTTGAGCGCGGCGCCATTGATCGGCACGCCGAAGTCATCGGCGATGGAGAACTGCGTGCCGTTGATCACCGTGATGAAGAAGGTGCGGTTCTGCAACTGATTGCATTGCGCGGTCGGGCTCAGTGCGACGAACTGGAACGCGACCTGATCCAAGCTGGCCCAGGGCGATGCGCTGTCGATGGTGATCACCGCCGGCGTCGCCGTGCTGATCGACACCACGTTGCGGACATCCGGGTTCATCACGAGGTTGGGGCCGGAGAACAGCCGCATGATACCGGGCGTGAATTCCATTACGTAGGGCGATGCCTGCGCCCAGTCGAAGCTGATCACGCGGCCGAGCATGCCCTGGCGCGTCAACTGCGCAAAGCGGAACCCCGCGCGACGCGGCGCGGCCCCCTCCTCGATTGGCAAGCAGTTCAGCATCGACTGCATCGCGCTGTCGTATTTCGGGTGCTTGATGCGGCCCTGGAAGTTGGCGGACCACTCCCCGCCAAGGAAGTTGTCCTGCAGTGGCGCTGCCTTGGCCATGGCCTAAATCCTGCACTGAATGTAGTCGTCCTCGGGCGGCTCGACGGCGCCGGTCTCGATGCCGTCGACAGTGCGCGCCTCGCCCATGAACTGTTTGTAGTCGCGCTCGATCTGCGCCTTCTTGCCCTCGGACTGCGTCAGCCGCTCCACACTCTCGAGCGCCAGGCGCGCCGCGAGGCCCTCGCAGAACATCGGGTCCATCTTCGGCACCTGCGTCACGTCCGCAATAAACCGCAGCATGATGTAGCTGTAGGTGCTCGAAACGATGTAGCCGTCCTGGATTTCCCAGTCGTCGTAAGGTAGGCCGCTGGGCGCGCCGAGGTAGCTGACGCTGCCACGCTTGGGGTCCTGCGGGCATTTGCGCAGGTAGCCGTTCGGCAGCATGAACACGTTGCGCGTGGTGGTCTGGTCGCTGGGGCCAGTGCCGATCGGGTAGGTAAGGTTGATCTGCGCCAGCGTGCCGTATTGCTTCTGCCACTGGCTGGACACCGTGGAGGTGGTGAAGTTCGGCGCCCAGGGCGAGCGCGCGCCATAGGTGCCCCAGAAGCCCGTGGTGGTCGTGGGGTCGTGCCCGACGTTGCTTCCGGCCAGGGAGTAGTAGATGATGCCGTCGATGCCCATGACCGTCGCGTTGGCGGCGTAGGTGATCCCGACTTGCCACGGCAGGCCGCTGCCATTGTAGAGCGGCGGCGTCTGGCCGATGTTCAGGTCGAACATGCTCATGAAGGTGTAGCCGCCATAGCTGACCACGTTGCCGCGCACATAGGTGGTGCTGCTCGACCATGCGCTGGCGGTTGTCGGCACCGCAACGTTGCCGTTGGTGAGCGACGCGAAGATGTAGGTCGAGCCCGCGTTGTTGGTGGTGTAGACCAGTTCGCCAGCGAAATAGGTCGGCGGGTTCTGGGCCACCGAGCCGGTGACCGCGGACTGCTGCACCCACGCGATGCTCGAGCCCGGCATGTTGTTCAGGTTGTTGTTGATCTGCGAGGCCCACAGATTGCCGATCACGTCCGCTACCACCGCGCCGAGCGAATAGGTGGTCGTCGCGGACCATGCGGGGCCGGTGGAGAAGCCGGAGGAAGCCGGCGGATTGAAGGGGTTCACGCAGAGCGAGCCGAAGAACACGTCCCACTGCAGACTGGCGCCGGGCGTGTTGTTCAGGTTGTTCAGTGCCGAGGACTGCCAGATCACGCCGTTGCCGCTCGGGTCCAGCACGATCGCGCCTGGGCCGTAGCTGATTGCCGCGGACCACAGGTTCGGCACGAACAGGAAGGTCGCGGAGTTGATCGGGCGCAGCGCGGCCAGCTTGGTCGAGAACGCCCAGGTGTTGCGGCGAAGCTCGGCGTCGCGCAGCTTGTCGTAGTTGAAGTAGAACTCCTGCTGCTGCTGGCTGCCGTCCTGGATCGAAAGCGCGGCCGAGGTGATCCGCTTCACACCGCAGTGCTGGCAGGCTCGGTTCGCGATGTCGAGCGAAGTCTGGAATGGGAGGTCGGTCATGTGCCCCTCCCGTTAAGCGAGCGTGCGGGCGCCCTTGAACCCGTGCAGGGTGACAGCGGCGTTCAGGTTGCCGGCGCCCCCGCTGGGCAGCGTCAGCACGACGGCAGTGTTCTGCGCGGCGCCGGCGAGTGGTTGCATGAACTCCACGACGGTCTGGGTCACGCCGCCGGTGGCGATGGCCTGGACCTGCACCGGGACGGTGATGGTGCCGCCGAGCAGCCCGGTGATCGTGGCCAGCACGACTGCAGCCGCGGTGGCGCCGCCCATGTAAATCTCGAAGCCCGTCA